GCCTCTACAACCCGTGGATCGAGTGGGACATCCTGCGGGACGAGTTCGTTCGCGCTGCGAAAGCCAATGAGGAAGGCGACGTCGAACCCTTGAAAGCGTTCCGTAATACGCGGCTTGGGCTACTGCATGAGGACATTGGCGAGAGAGTCGAGATCGACCTTTACAACGAACGTCGCACGCCATACATGGCGGAAGTTCCCGATGGCGTGCTTTGTCTTACGGCTGGCGTTGACGTTGGCGAGTATTCATTGGCTTACGAAATAGTTGGCTGGGACAAAGGCCGTGAGTGCTGGGCAATCGAATACGGATTCATTGACGGCAACCCGCGTGAAGCGCACGTGTGGGACCAGCTCGACCGCGCCGTGTTTCATCGCCAGTTCAAAACGCATGACAATAAACGGATGCGGATTCGCAAGATGGCTGTGGACTCCGGCTATGCCACCGACTTCGTTTACGTTTATACCAAGCCGCGTCAGCCGCGCGCCGTGGCGACCAAGGGCTACGGCGGCATCGGCAAGCCGCTCATCCTTGGTGCTGGCACGTACACCAAGAACAATCGCGCGCGCCTTCAATTGTTAGGCGTGGACAGCGGCAAGGAGGAAGTTGTCAATCGCCTTACAGTGCCCAAACCCGGCCCGGGCTACTGCCACTTCCCGATGCATCCGAATAAGGAACCCGCGCGCGGCTATGACGAAGAGTATTTCAAAGGCCTGACTGCCGAACGGCGCATTGTGAAAAGTAAAAACGGATTCAAGACCTACATCTGGATCAAGCGGCTAAGCCAGCGCAATGAACCGTTTGACTGCCGCGTGCTGGCACTGGCGGCGCTTACGATGCCATGGAGCGGCATCAACCTGGAAACGATGGGGCGCGACATTCACGAAGATTTGTCGGACGACGTGGAGGTGCCTTACGGCGTGCAACAGCGCAATGAGGAAGGTGAATCGCAGCAGCAATATCCGAGCGACGGGTTCGGCGCACAGAACTTACCGATCTACTAAAGTTGCTTACCAATCGCAGTGACATTCTCATGATTTTCATTAGAAGGTTGGTGAGCGGGCGGGACGCTACCCCCGCTGTCCGCCGGTTGCTGACTCGCGGACATCCGTACCCTTTGATGGCTCAGCTCTTCGGATGCGTGACTGCTCCCTTCACGCCAGCCGCTCAAAAACTCGTTTAAGCCTAACACGTTTCGTCTCGCCTTGCGCGGTCGTTCTTGTAAGTATCACGTTTATGTTGAAACCAACGAGCATCAAAATTTGTCACGAAACCAAACCGATCAGCATTGCGTTAATCCGTGCCGATAATCCTGGCATCGGCGACAATAAGATCGCGACGATTCAAGTCAGGAGATACGAGGATGAGGACGATGACGAAGCGCACGGCTTCACTCACTGGATTCAGTTATGCGCCAAGACAGACGATACCGAGGGCTATGTGTCGATGATTTACAACTATCATCCGCGTAACGGCTGGTCTTTCGATCGTCGCGCCTATCATGCCTGACCTTCGATTTATTGTGACCGGAACGAGCCATACGAGCGCACGAGCTTTCCCGTCTCTCTGCTCGCCCACTGGCACAAGACATCCGCAGCGATGCGTGTGCGGTACACGTTGGTGATATTCTCGCGCGCCAGCAATAAATCGAACACGGCGCGCGGTACAGTGATCTCGATTCGCACATCGCCAACACGCGGTCTTCCTTTCCCTTGCATTTAATTCGCAATAAATCCTCGTTTATTATTGGCGCAAGTGTGCATAGGATGCCGACTCGGAATGGCAGAACAGTTTGATGTCCCGCCGCAACCGCCGGTTGATCCTGTGCCCGAACCGATCGAAGGCGACGTCACGATCCCGTTCACTTGTCCATGGGCGCAGGACAACCTGGCAAAGGCAATGCAGGGAATGGGCGGCGCGAGTGCCGGTGTTTACTCCTACGGTGTCGGCTCGCGGCATCTGCATTACAAGCCAGTGGCAGAACAACTTACGGCCATTAACTACTGGATGAAGATGGTTGAGTATTACTGCGGCGTTGATGCGCTGCCGCCTGCGCTCACCGGCCGCGACACATCTTTCAGGGTGATACCACGTGACGTCTGAACGGCCACTCTTAAACGGAAACGGCAAGCACGACTTGGAGCCGGGCACATTGTTCGACATGGCCGGACAAATCATCACGCCCGACCGCGCACAGGACTTTCAGGATTCATGGTATAGTTCCTACTATGCAGGAGCTTACCATGGGAGCGGAACGGGTTATGGTCATTACGGCGCGAACGTCACCAAGAACGAACTCCGTGGCTGGCTCTGGCGCGGCGGCGACGCAGACGCCGACATTGGCTATAATTCACAGATTCTCCGTGAACGCTCCAGAGATGCTTTCATGGGAATTCCGCTTGCGAGTGCAGCAATTGAGACTCTCGACACCAACGTCATCGGAGAAGGGCTTGTGCCAGCACCGAGCGTTGACGGAGATTTCCTCGGACTGTCCGATGAAGAAACCGCTGCACTTAACAAGGAGATTAGCGACAAGTGGGATTGGTGGGCTGATGATCCGCGCGAGTGCGACTTCGAACAGAAGTATGACTTCTACACGATTCAGCATATCGCTTACCAATCAATGCTGCTCTCGGGCGATTGCCCGGTGCTCTATCCGCTGACTACGCGCCCGAACTCGATGTTCGATTTGCGGTTGCGCATCCTGGAATCCGATCGCATCCGAAACCCAATGCCGTTCGATGTTTACAAAAACATTTTCAATGGCGTGGAGATGAGCGACGACGGCGAGCTGATTGCTTATCACATCGCCGAGGTTCACCCACTGGCCATACTTCGGTTTCGTTACATGGGGGTTGTCACGGTGCCTGGGCGGACATTCCGTGTAACGCCTTTCGGTGGTTCCACAGGCAGACGGAACATGGTGTTGCTTATTCGGCCAGAGCGACCCGAGCAACGTCGCGGAGTGCCGATTTTGTCTGTCTGCCTGGAATTACTGAAGCAACAAGGACGTTATGTTGATGCCACGGTGCTCGGCGCGGTGATACAGAGTTATTTCACGGCCTTCGTCACGAGCGATTTTCCTGATCCGACAATCTTCAACGAACTGTTAAGCGAGCGGCAGAAGCGGCAGATCATTAATTTCAATCCTTACAATATCCAGTTGGGACCCGGCATTGTGAACTTTATGCGCCCCGGTCACGAAGTGAAGTTCTCTAATCCCACGCAACCGCAACACACGTTCGGCGAGTTCACGATTGCGGTTGCCAAGTTTGTTGGCTCTGCGCTCGGCATCCCTTACGAAGTTTTACTGAAACAATACAACGCTTCTTATTCGGCATCGCGCGCTGCGCTTCTGGATTTCTGGAAGCGCGTGCGTAAACACCGCAAACAGGTGATCACGCAACTGTGCCAGCCGACTTACGAGGAATGGCTGACAGACGCTATCAGTCTCGGGCGCATCGAAAAGTTCAAAGGCAACTTTGACGATCCGCTGGTGAAGCGTGCCATGTTGCGTTGTGTCTGGTCGGGTGCAAGCGCAGGCTCGCTCGATCCAAAAAAGGAAGCGGAAGCTGCCGATCAGCGCGTGCGTGCTGGATTCTCCACCATCGAGCGTGAAGCCGCTGAACTCAACGGCAGCGACTATCGTGAAAACATACGGCAACAGTCCATGGAGAAGACCCAGTTCGAGGACGCCGAGCTGGTGTTCCCGCCGTATCGTCCGCTGGCAGGAATGGCAAGCGGCATTACTGCACCGCCAACACCTGAATCAACCAAACCCGGCGAAGCAGTCCAGCAAGAGGGCGCAGGTGGCGCGGAGCAGGAGCCGGTGCCTGGTCAAACACCATCCAAGCCCTCAGCATCGCCAGTGCCTGTCGCGTCACGATCAAAGCGAAAGATCAAGGGAGGGTCCGGCCGCGCGAACAGGATTAGGAATGTTGAACTGGCCGGAAGCACCAGCGGGAGGTTCCACGTATGAATGAGTTCTACCGATTCCGGTGCGAAGCCGATGCGACCGATGCCGAGTTACTGATCTTCGCCCAGATCGGCGACTTTGAAGAGATGGGCGAAGTCAGCGCGAAAGCGTTTGCGCGTTCACTGTCCGATCTGCCGAAGTCAGTGAAGCGACTCGACATTCACATTAACTCCCCAGGAGGTTCGCTGTTTGAAGCGTCTGCCATCTACAGCCGACTCGCGGATCATAGGTCGGAGAAGATTGTTTACATTGATGGTCTTGCTGCGTCGGCTGCGTCGATTGTGGCAATGGTTGGTCATAAGATTTACATGCGCGCGAACTCGACAATGATGATTCATCTGCCGCAAGGCATTTCAATCGGGAACGCCGACGATATGCGCAAGATGGCCGCCGCATTGGACACCGTAAGCGAAGGGATGATGAACGTCTATTGCAAGCGCACCACCATGCCGCGCGACGAACTGCGCGCAATGCTCGCCGCCGAGACGTGGATGAGTCCGGAGCAGGCCGTCGAAAAAGGATTTGCAGATGAAGTGCGCGGCGTAGTGAAAGCCGCGGCCTCATTTGATTTAACAAAGTTCCATTACAAGAACATACCAACCATAGGAGTAACCATGCCAAATATAAACGCAGCAGTAGCAACCGATGACGAGCCGAAACCGATGCCAGCGCCACCGAGTCCCCCGCCACCGAGTCCCCCGCCACCTCGGCCAGTGCCCAGACCAATGGTAGCGAAAAAAGATGACGACGATGACGACGACGATGACGACGATGACGACATGGAAAAAATGGAAAAAAAAATGAAGTCGAAGAAAAAAGCCAAAGCGTCATTCGAGCAAGGCGTGCAGCAGGAGCGCGAGCGTGTGGCGGCGCTGCAAAAGCTCGATCGTCCGGCCACGCACGCGATCATCACGGCTGCGATCACAGAGGGCAAAACGGTTGCGGATAT